TACTAGTTATTTGTACACCATCTCTATAGTATTTGCCTGCATTTGCAATATCACTTTGTGTTGTATCAATTGCAATTAAGTGATGTATCCATGCAGTTCCATGAACAAATGCTGCAAAATTTTTGGAAAATACATTTGCTCCAGCTCCATTAGTTTTTTGAATAGCCATTGCGTTATCTTCACCAATTTGAAAGTTATCTAATTGATTCGTAGCAGAAGAAAAGGAACTTCTTTGTGTAAAAATCTGCTGCCCTGAAGCTCCGTCCATAGCTCCCAATTTAAGCCATACAGACACTGTATATTTTTTCCTATTACCACCAGAGTCAAATGATCTTTTCATGTGATCTGCTTGAGAACGTTGCCATTGACCAGAGAATCCAATCTCATAGTCTCCACCAGTTGATGCACCCATAAGTGGTAAATGATTTCTGTAAATACTCATATGAGCTCCTAACTATAAGCTAGTGAGGCGACTGCTTGGATTCTTGCTGTTGAATATACTACATAATCAATTCTATCAACACCAGCTGCAGTTGTTGTTAATGTTGGAGCTGTACCTCCAATAAAATCCCACACTGTTGAATAACTCAATGTTCTGGATCCAGTTCCGTCCTGCGTCACAAATATTGTTCCTGCTTGACCAACTGCAACGTTGGCTGGTCTTCCTAATCTTGTACTTGCACCAAGTGTCAAATTAAATATGTTTGCATTTGCAAAATCTATAGTCACGTTTGCACCACCAACAGTTACACTCTCAACTCTACCTAATTGAGCTTTAGCATATGTTGCACTGTTATGAGTAAAAACTCCATTTGCTGCAGCTACATTACCTATTCTAAGTTCTCTGGCACCAACTACATCAGCACCCATTTTAGTATTTGCACTTACTGCACCTGTTGCTAATTCTGATGCTCCAACAGCACCAGCTTTTATATTACTTGCATCTATTATATTTGCAGCTATTTTAGTATTTGCACTTACTGCACCTGTTGCTAACTCGGTTGGTCCTACTGCGCCTGTTGCAATAGCATGTGCTGTAATAATACCTGCATTGAATTGTGTATTAGCTGTTAAAAGATCACTTGATCTTAATTCTGTTTTTCCAACATTACCAGTTGCAATAGCATGTGCTGTTATTACTCCTGAACCAAAAGCTGTATTAGCTGCAATACCACCTGCAGCAACTTCAGTTGCTTTTACAGCACCTGTTGCTATTTCGGCAGCGCCTACAGCACCATCTACTATATTGGTATTTGCGACAGCATTGTTTGCAATACCATCTAATCTAATTCTTGATAAACCGCCCATAATTGTCCTTTACTTTTATTTATCTATTTATCCCAAAGCTATAGCAAAAGCTAACGAATCACTAACAGATCCTAGCTCATTAAATGTTGTACCGTCGTTAGTAAATTCAAATTTATTTCCTGTTTCGTTAAATCTTATTTCAACATTTGCTTGATTTCCTCTATTTACTTTTATACCAGCATCATTACTTGGTGTTCCATCTAAACCAGCATTAAGTATCATAAATGCACTCTCAACATTTGAACTTGAAGTTGTTGTTTGTGTGGTTGTACCTTGCACTATTAAGTTACCAGTGATTGTTACTGATTGTCCAGAAAAACTTATATTTGTTGCATCTGGTTTAACAAATGTAGAATTAACATATGAGTTAGCAGCTGCATATGCTTTTGTAGTAAAAGTAGCTGAAGCATTTGCAACTTGTAATCTATCACTAACTAAAGTTCTTATAGCTGTATTAGTACCTCCAAGATTTGTATTTAAATTTCCTATTGCTGCATTTGTATTCGCTAAAGCAGCCAAAGAAGCAACATTCGCAATTTGTGCTCTATCGTTTATTAATAATCTTAATGCAGTATTACTTCCAGTTAAGTTAGTGTTTAGATTACCAATAGCTAGATTAGTATTAGCAAGTGCAGCTAAACTTGCAACATTAGCAACTTGAGCTCTATCACTAATTAATGTTCTAAGTGCTGTGTTGGATCCAACTAAGTTTGTATTAAGTAATGCTATTCCTGAATTTGTATTTGCTAATGCAGCTAATGAAGCAACATTTGCAACCTGTGCTCTGTCATTAATTAATAAGGTAATTGCGGTAGCAAAATTAGCATCATCTCCTAATGCAGCAGCTAACTCATTTAACGTATTAAGTTGTGATGGAGCTGCATCTATTAAATCATTAACAGCGTTTGTTATATCTTGTTGTTGTATTGTACCTACTGTTGTAGTCGCAACACTTCCCATATGTGCATGAGAAGAACATTGATAGAATACTGTTGGTGTAGTTTCTGTTATAACTATTTGTGTATAAGCGCCTGCTGATCCAGGTGTTCCATTTGTTGTTACACCTGTAGTATGAGATGTACTTTTAGCTGCATCTTTGTAAAATCTTAGTGGATGACTTCCATTTGAACTATCAGATTGATCAAACCTGTAAGTCATATTTGGTACAAGAATTAATGAAGGTGACTCTTTACCGTTTATTGAATAAGCTAAACTTGAACCTTGACCAGTATATGGATGAGCAGATGTTTTAGTAATTACTTTAGTTGTAAAAAGTTGATAACTAGCTGGGTTCATCACCAACATTGTATTAGCTTCAACTGCAGGTAGTTCAATACCACCATCTGCAGATGCTTTTATTTCTGTTGCTCCAAGAGATAATGTATTACCAGATAAGAATAAATCTTTAAATCTTTTTTCTTCGGATCCTAAATTAAATGTTACATTTGACTCTGGAAGTATATCTCTAACATGTAATGTTGTTTTAGGTCTTGGTCCTATACCACCACCAGCACCACTACTTGCTAAGTTTCTTCTAGTTATACTTGCACTTATATTATTTTTAAAAGATTGTAGATCAACTGTTAATTCGTCTTTAAGAGGTTTAAGATCTACCGACGTACCATCTTTTCCACTAGGTCCTTGTAATCCTTGTGGCCCAATTGTACCTCGCTCGCCCGTCTCGCCTCTCGGTCCGATAAGTCCTTGTAGTCCTTGTATGCCCTGTATACCGGGTTCACCCTGTTCACCTTTATCACCTTTTTCTCCTTTATCGCCTTGTAATCCAATTGGTCCTATTGGTCCAATTGGTCCTTGTTCACCAAGTAATCCTCTTGGTCCAATAGTACCACGTGGTCCTACTTCACCTTTAGATCCTTGTTTTCCTTCTTCACCAATTAATCCTCTTTCACCTTTTTGTCCTGGTATACCTTGACCACCTCTTGGACCTACAATAGATCCAATATCAGCTGTTTCTCCATCTGTGTAATTTAAGTGTAATTTACCTTCTTCAATAAAAGCTGCATTGATAGCTCTACCAGCTTCACCTTTATCTCCTTTTGGTCCAACAGGACCTTTTGCTTCTATTATGATTTTTCTATCTGGACCAGATTCGCCTTTAGGTCCTTGAGGTCCAATATCTCCTTTTGGACCACGAGGTAATTTATCTTCATTTAGTTTGTAGTTACTAAAATCAGCTCTAAGTTTTTTAATTTCTTGTTTAGTAAATGCTAGTGATGTAGCAAGGACCTTAGCATTTTTGATGTCATTTTCCATCTTCTTCTGCCTTATCATCTAAAGTTTCTTCAATAATCTTAGTCATACTATTTACTAATGATTTCTCTTCTTCAGATATTGTATTGGCAGCTTGAAAACTTTCTTGAGGTTGCTCAGGCTCTGGTTCTGGTTCTGGCTCTGGCTGTTGATCTTGTTGTTGATCTTCACCATCTTCTTCTGGCTCGTCTTGAAGTTCTGTCTTCATCCTGTCCTCTTCTTTTTCTATCTCATCTTCATTCATTCTCAACACTGATTTACGAACATATTCTTTACTAAAATACTTACCAACAAATGCATCAACTTCACCAAGTAATCTTAATCTATCACCCATAATTTCACCATACTTTAATTCAGTGAAATGATTATCTTCTAAGAAGTCATAATGTATATGCTCTTTCATTTCTTTGAACTCAGCTCTGGTAGTAACTCCTGTTAATACTAATTGTATTTCAAGAATATTATCAAATAGAGTAGTAAATTTATTTCTTAGTCTTTGTACAAACTTTGTAAACTTTAATTCATCTCTAGTAATTTCAGATGCTCTACCAAGATTAAAATTAGTTTCAGATTCCATTCTTGTTATAGGAACATTAAGTGCTTTGTATAGTTTTTTCTTAAAGTAATCTACATCATCCATTTCACCTAGATTTTGTCCTCCAGGCAATGTTGTAATCTCTGTACCTTTACCACCTTCTCTTCTTGGTAACCAAAAATCTTCTAACATAGTCATAAACTTTCTATCGTCTCTGACTTCACCTGTAGATGCATCATATACTAATTTATTCTTATGCTTAACCATCATATCTCTTAGATACTGTTCAGCTTTTACTTTAGGTAAATTACCAACATCTATATAAAAGATTCTTCTTTCAGGTGCTCTTGCTAATCTGTAAATTACAGTAGCATCTTCTAACATTCTTAATTGATTTAATGGCTTAATTGCTTTGTGTAGATGACCAAGAACTAATAACATTCTTTGATCTAATAAACCACTATGTGTATATGAAATACTATCTTTGGATATTTTTAATCCTTGGTTTGCTCTATTGATTCCTCTTGGGTGATATATGTAATACTCATTATATCCTTTAGTAACAATAGCATCCATCTGATCATCTTTTCTTTTGATAGCTTGCTTTATCTTTCTAATTTTTCTTGGATCAATATATCTTAATTCTTGAATACCTAATCTTGGATTACTTTCATCAATAACTAAATGATAATATAATCTACCATCAATATACCATTTTCTGAATAGATCGTAAGCATTAGTAGTAAAGTTTAACATCATAAGTATTTTGTTATACTCTTCTCTAATTTTATTTTTTATTGAATTACTTACTTTGAGATCATCTAATACAATTGAAACCGCTGGTTCCTTTTCGTTGTATACTATAGCTTCGTTTACAATATCATCAATAGCAGAATCACATTCCGGTTGGAGTGACATTTCTCTATATCTTGTAACTAATTCTGCTTCTGATTTTGCTGAACCCTCAAGGTCTACATATGTACCGTAAGCACCGCCCGCTGCAATTTCAATTGCTCCATCATCCGTAGTTGGTGGAACAAACGATTTAAGATTATCGTCTTTTAATTTCTGTTCATCTTCCTTTCGACCAATGCGAAAGCCAAACAATTCTATTGCCATAACTATTCCTTTAAGAGTATTGTACTACAAATCTATTTATTAGTCCAATACTTTTTCAATTAAATTGCTTTAAATACCACCAGCATTGCCAGTGATACCACCAGAAACTTCCCAATAATCGTATGTGAAACTAACAGTAAACTCACTTACCGCGTCTGTACCCCAATCCATTTCTATAGTAGATATTTCAGTTGGGAATATACCAACGAAGTTATATACTCTGAGTGGAACTCCAGTTTTACTAAATTGCGTTACTTGTGCAGTAGACTTATATAAAGCTGGTGAAGAAGCTCCAAACTTTCTTAGGTTTGTTTGAAAACCGTTAATGTTATTAGACCACTCTTCCATAGAGTTTCTAATAGACATATCTTCATCATTTAATATAGTTACGTTCCAATCAGCAAATGTTCTATTTCCAGCAAGTCTTAATTGTCTGCCAAAATATGGAACATCTAAGGGTGCAATTGTAGCAGCTGGAATTTGTGCAGCTCTTGCTAAAAATGGGACTTGAATATCAGCAACAGCGTTAGCTGGATTTGATATGTTCACTTGGAATAAGGAGGTTCTTGCTCCTCCTAATTTTAGTGCTCCTGCAAATAAGTTAATATTGAATGCCATCTATTTTCTCCTACTAATATTTATGTTAAAATTGACCAACTACTTCAGAAAATTCAACACCAGTTCTTACAGCTACAAAGTTAAGTTGAATGAAGTTTATAGATCTACTTGGTTTAATGAATATATCACCAACAAATCTATTAGTATCAATTACTTGTGGAGTATTGTTTGTTTCATCACAAACTACTCTGAAGTCTTGAATACCTCTTCTACTTTGTACATCTCTCAAGAATGGCTCGACTAGTTGAACAAACTGTGATCTAGTAAATGCATCATTGAACTCAAAGAGAGTAAATTTAGCAGCAGTTGAAATTGCTTTCTCAAGAACTATGAATAATCTTCTTACATTAATTCTATCGAATGCACTTGGCTTTTCTAATAATGTTTTGTCTCCAAATAATATTGTTCCAGACCCTGGGAAAGAAGTGACTGGGTTAACACCATTTTTATAAAGTAGATCTCTTTCTGCTTTATTTGGATTGAATGCTAATCTAGTTACGTTCTTCATAATACCTCTATTGAATCCAGCTGGTGAATACCAAGGATCTCTAGTAGTATCTGTTCTAACCATTAGACCAGCTGTATCTCCATTTGCTGGAATATATCTTTGAAGATCATTAAATTTATCGTATTGATACTTCCATCCACTATCCATAACAGCGTATGAAGTTGATGGTAAGCTATCTCTAAATGCAACAACATCTTCAGCTTCTTTGCCTGAATATGTATTGTTGTTTACAACATCAGCCCTTTCAGGTGATAGAACAACTACACAATCTTTTCTTGACTCAGCAATGTTGCTTATATTATGTTCTGTTACTACTTGATTTCGAGCTGAATTTATTATTATAGATACATCTACATCTTCAGCACTTTTAAAGTAGTTGTATCCTTCAATGTAATCTGCATTTCTTGGAGCAGATCCATCTCTACCTCTACTTAAACTTTTAGTATCAGGTAATGGATCACCACTGAATGTTGTACCAGCAGCAGCCG